ATCCCACGTATCTCGCCGGGTTCCAGGTCATCCCGTACCGGTACATCGAGGCAGCGAAAATCATCCTGGAGCATATCTGGGAAACCCGCCGCGGCCCCGGTGGTGTCGGCGGCGTGATCGGCCCCGAAGAACTGCGGGACTATAAGCACACGTCGGACTTCCCGCGGAAAGCACGCGAATGGCTCGGGCCTTCACAACCTGTTGTAGCTTAGCTACGTTCAGTTACAAGGGAAGGTTACCATGAGCCCGTTCTCCCGGCCGTGGCGGTCCACGGCCCCGGTCGCGGTTGATGCCCTCACGGTCACGTTGCGGGACGCGTTCCGCGGGTCACCCGTCCGGGTGCATGACGGCCGGTTCTTGTCGAAGTCCACGGCGAAACAAATCGTCGTGGTCGGGTGGACCGGGTTCCCGTCGGCGTACCAGTTCCCTACGCGGGCGATGTCGGAGTCGATGATGGGCGAGTCCGCGCTGGCAGTATCCACCACTTCGGAACAGATGGGGCTGGGCGCGTCGGTCATGGAGACCACGCTGATTAGCTGCGCGTCGGTGGCGCGGTCCGGGACCACGGGTGAAGCTGAGGCTGCGCAGATGCGGGACCTGGTGTACGAGAACGCGCACGTGGTGGGGCGGTCGCTGGGCCCGCCGTGGCTGGGCGGCGCGGTGATGTCCGCGCGGATGGCCGGCGCGATGGGGTCCCTGTCCGGTCTCGACGTGGTCCAGGACCGGCAGGGCACCCTCGCCGTTTTGACGTTTACTGTGGAATGTCGCGGAATGGCCCAGCAATGATAGGCCCAGCAGTGATCATGTAGAAACGCAGGTTAGCGGCCTGGCAGGCTTACTTTCCGGCGGTGCCGCGATACTCTTCTGGCAGGACCGTCAGAAAGGTACCGGGATGGCAACGTACCCACTGCAAGGGCCGCCCCACGCCGGGGCTGTTCTCACAACCCAGTCCCCCGGCGGTACCGCCGGGGATCTCGCGCCGACCGGACAGGGCGTTGGCCTGTGGGCGGCTTGCGGGACGGCGCCCTCCACGATCACGGCCCCGATCACGGCCACGTACGACGGGTTGGCTGTCGCGTCGCGGACCCTTGCGCTGACCGCGGGCCAGTACGGCCTGCTCCCGTTGCCGGACAACGTTTACGGTGTGGGCACGACCGGGATCAACTACTCGAACATTCAGACCATTCAGGTCGCCGTGATAAGGATTCCGTGATGGCTGACACTGCGATCTATCATCCGCAGACTGAGGCTGTGATCAACGTGCCGGAAGAGTCGGTGTGGCATTACCGGCAGTCCGGGTGGATCACGTACGCGGAGTGGCAGGAAAACGAGGCCCTCCGCGCAGCAGCCGAAACGGCGCAGGCCGTGAAGACAGTGAAGACTCCGGTCGCCGGGAGCAGGGAGAAGTAAGTTATGCCGGCTACGCCCCTTACCCCGACTATCCGGTACTTCCCTCCGGGTACCCGGAAAATTTACTGGCTGCCCGCGTGCGCGAACTACCTGGCGCCGACCCGGGCGGAGCTGAACGCCGGGACGGACTTGTCCGCTGAAGTCGCCGCGATGGCGGGCTGGTCGGTGACGTCCGCGATGGTGGACACCCCGGACATGGGGTCCCGGTTCACGTCCCAGGTCCCCGGTCGGCTGACGTCTTCTGATAACTCGGTCACGGTGTACACGTCGAATAACTCCGCTGACGCCCGGACGCTGCTGTTGCGGGACACGAACGGTTTCATTGTGCTGTTGTGGGAAGGTGACGTCGCCGGGCAGAAAATGGACGTGTTCCCGGTCCGGATCACGGCGCAGGGCATGGACACCACCGTGGACGACCCGGGGCAGGTCACGATCTCGTTCGCGGCCACGAGAATCCCGGCGTCGAACCTCACGATCCCTGCCTGATGGCTGAGCTGGCGCGGGTCATCGCGGAACTCCGGGGCCTGGACAATTTCACGGTCACGCGGGAGGTCCGCCGGGAGCTGGCGAAAACCATGCGCCCGTTCGCGCCCATGGTCCGGGCTGCGATCCTGAACATCCCCACGCACGGGGACAAGCACACCGGGCTGCGGCTCCGGATCGCGCGGTGCGTGCAGACGTTCGCGGTGATCAACGGCCCTGACGTGCGGGTCGGTATTGAGATTGACTCGTCGAGGATGCCGTCCGGTCAGATGTCGCTGCCGCTGATGATGGAAGGCGTCAAAATATTTCGGCATCCTGTATTTGGCCACATGGACAGGTGGGTCGGGCAAGACTCACACGAATATTTCTGGGGTTCTGTTTCTTTGCTGGGCCCGGCTTCGCGGGTCGCGGTGGAACGGGCGCTGGATAACCTGGTTCACGCGGTGAACGTTGCTTAAAGGGAAGGAAACGCCGATATGACCCGCCTGACTAAGGAAGCCATCCTCGCTGCGAAGGATTCCGTTACCGAGGTCGTGGACGTGCCTGAATGGGGTGGTGAAGTTCTCGTCCGGGGGCTGACGGGGAAGGAACGGGACCTGTTCGAGGCGATGCTGATGGAACGCCGCGGGAAGAAACTGATCCCGAACATGGCGAACATCCGCGCGAAACTGATCGCGTGCTGCTGCGTCGATGATGACGGCGCGCGGCTGTTCACCGACCAGGACGCCGAAGCGCTGGGGGATAAGTCCGGGGCGGCGCTGGACCGGGTCTACGAAGTGGCGGCACGGTTGTCCGGGATGCGGGACGAGGACATCGAGGAGCTGGTCGGGGATTTCGGCGGGAACCCTGGAAACGGTTCATCTTCTTCCTCGCCCGGGAACTCAAGAAAACAAAAGCCGAACTCCTAGCGTCCGCGTCTAGCCTGGAACTGTCCGAGTGGGTCGCGTTCTACGAGTATGAGGCACAGGAACGTAAAGACCCGCAAGGCAAGGGGCTGACAGGAGGGCTGTGAGGCGTGGCGACCATACAGCTCATCATCAACGCCATCAACAACGCTTCCCGTACCATCACCGAGGTCACCGGGTCCCTGGAGGCCATGGGCAAGGCCGCTGACATGGCGACTGACAAGGTTAAGCGGCTGAACCTTAATCTTGACAAGGCAGCCGGGCAGGCCCGGTTCGCGGCCGGGGCGATGAAGAACTTCGGTGACGAAGCTATTAAGGCCGCGGCGAAAACGAAGGTCGCGGCGCAGCAGGCCGCGGATGCGCTGGATGAGGTGACACGGGCCGCGACGGAAGCCGGGGCTGCGCAGGCCGCCGCGTCATCGGCTGCTACTGCGGGGAACACGGCCGCCGCGGCAAGTGCTAAGGGCGTCGCCGCGGCGCAGGACCGGAACACGCTGTCGCTGCGGCGTGGCAGATTCGGGTGGCTGGCGCTCGGCGGCGCGATACGGGTGGGCCGGTTCGCGGTCACGGCGTGGCACCTTGCCCTGGACGTCGTCGTCGAAACCCTGGCAGTGCTGATCCCGGCGCTGGTGACGGTGACCGCGGGCCTGACAGCGTTCGGGCTCGCGGGCGTGGACTCCGCTCGCGCGGTCGCGCATTTCATGCAGAATGCCCATATTGTCATGGACGCCACCGGGAAATCCATTCCGCCGTTTACGGGGAATCTGGAACGGCTGCACGAGCAGGTTAAGCCGATGGTGTGGCAGCTGTTCGGTGACGCGATCAAGATCGCCGGCGCGAACGCGCACATGTTCAACAAGCTCGCGGTAGATACTGGCGGGGTAGTGGACCGGCTCGCGGCCCGGTTCACGGTGTTCGCGACTAAGGCCGGCCCGGGTGTGCAGCATTTCTTCGCGGTGGGCAGCAAGGACGCGGCACAGTTCGGGCGTATCCTCGCGAACCTGGGCCATGCGCTGTTCAACCTGATCCTGATTTCTGAGAAGACGCATATCGCCGAGGTCCTGCTGCAAGGCGTTGTCGGGCTGACGGGGCTGCTGAACTTGATCACGAGCTTGCCGACCCCGATCCTCGCGGTCGTGTTCGCCCTGCACGGCATTTACCTGTGGGGCATCGTTTTCACGTTCATCCTGAAGAAGCTGATCTGGGGGTTCGTGGGCCTCATCGCCAAGGTGAAAGAACTGGGGCTGATGCTGGCCGGGCTGGCTACTAACCCGGTGGCGTGGGTCGCCGCGGCGATCATCGCGATCGGCCTGTTCGCGTGGTGGGCGGGCA